AGTCATTCTTACATCATCATAAGAGATATGTAATCTGTTTTGTTCTGACCAGATAACCTGATCGGATGTCATAGGCATTTCAGCTCCTACCATACGCAAGAAACCAGAAAGAGTTCTGTTTCCGTAACGCTCTACTTCTTGTTCATAGATCTCAGGTAAATACTGTTGTGCAAAGTTATTTGAATTAGCAGCAGCGCTATCGAAACTCAAATAGTTAGTTTCTAAAGCTTGCAGCTTTTGACTAGGGATCAATGATCCAAAGTCTGGTGTTAATGTACCAGCCATAATTATTTATTTTTAAATTTTAATTTTCTTAATTTTAAGTTTTGAAGAATCATTCATAGGATCACCCATCACTTTTGCTCTAATACCGTTTTTAAATTCACCACCTTGAGCAGAAAGCCTAGGTTCGGAACTTGGGTTTTTAGAACTGCTAACAACGTCTCTGACGGCATCAGCTTTTCCTTGTTCGTAAAAATGATTGGCGATAACATCTACATTTTCAGCAGCGTAAATAGCCTTATGATATCCTTTAGCATCTGTTACATTTCCTTTGTTGTCTAAGAACTTCCCGACAAGATTTGTGATACTTGATTGTTTATCAACTAATTTACTAGGATCTTGAACACCATATCTAAATTTTTTATCTCCTACGTTGAAATCAAAACCTTTGAAATCTTTTTCGAAATAATCTTTAGTTTGTTGTTTAAATTCTCCATGTTGCTTTTGAGCAGTTTCCTGATCCTTCGTGTAGCGATTGAAAAAGTCAGTAGCTTTCTGTTGCTCCTGAGTAACGCCGGGTCTCAACTTGATATCGTCGTAATATTTACTCTTAGCTGTTTCCAAAAAGTTTTTGGCTTTTGCAACCTCTTCTTTTATTGCGAGTTTCTTTTTGCGGATATCTCGCTCCTCTTCTATTTCTTCATCATATGAAAAATTATCTTCCATAAGGAAATTAATTTCTTCATTATCTAAGTGTGGTTTAGTTTGTTTATAATATTCTTTTAATAATGTATTGTTATCTACATTAGAATAGTCAGCATTTAAACGTACATAGTCTTCAATGTTTCCGCCTGTCTCTTCCATAAAAGAAACAAGCTTCTCAATATTTTCAGGTAAAGGTTTTCCAGTTATTTGAGCATCTCTTTTAGCTTCTTTAACTTCTTTACTTATTTCTTTAACTTCTTCAGCTACATCTTCTGTAATTTCTTGCAGTATTGGCTGTTCATCTTGAACTTCTTCAGCGGGCTTGGATATTCCTTCTCCCACTTTTTCGCTATCTCCGGATGATTCGCCCACAGGAATTTCCTTTGTTTCTCCGATTTGAATGGCATCGTCTTCTTTTTTATCTTCTGTAGGTATAACTACTTTAGTTACATCTTCTTTTTTTATTTCATCTTTAGGTTGAGATAAATTAACCTTTGTAACCTCTTCGGTTTTGTTTAATTTTTTCATTTTAGGCTTTGATTTTATTTTAAAATCGCCTTCTTGTTTTTCTGTTGACATAATATAATATAATTAAATAAATAAAAAGTTTTATTCAGGACCTAAACTTCCTAAACTAAACCCACTTAAATCATCATTACCATCTGATTCGAAATCTTTAGGTAATAAATCATTTTTTCTTTGGTCAATCATTTGTGATTGTTGAGTACCTGCTATTCTTGTTCTTTTATCTTTACGATCTTCTATTTCCTGCTCTCTTTCTTTTTCAACACCTGCTCTTGCTTTAGCCAATTTCATTTGATATTCAAACTCTGTAGCCATAAGCTCTTTTTTTATTTGAGCTTCATTTTGCATGCGTTGTATCTCAAATTGAGATTTAGCTTGTTCAATACTTACTTTCTCTTGAGTAAGAGCTTGTTGTTTTTGAACTTCAGACATTGCAGCTGCTTCTGAGGCTTGAGCATTTGCCTGTGCTTGAGCTTGTATATTTTGTTGAGCAGCTTGTTGTTCTCTTTCTATTTTTTGAGTTTGTCTAAGTTTAATGTATTGATTAGCTAATTTAGTGTTTTTAATTTCCCTAATGTCTATAGCGTCAGATAAAGCTATAGCTCCCGTTTGTAAAGCCATTTGAACATTTTGCTCAAGCTTTGCTCTTTCTTCTTCTTCAGGTTCTAATTGTAAATAAATTCCAAAATCGTGAATTTGAAGATTAATTAATTCTTCTAATGTTTTAGTATTAAAAGTGCTTATGGAGTTCATTAAAGCTTCTCTGTTCAAAGGATTTTGAACTATGTCTGCTGTTTTTAAACTTATGTTCTCACATGTTCTAAGTCCTATATGAAGTAGTGCATCCATTAAATGTCTTGTAGCTACATTAGAAGCGTTTGCCGCCATTTTTTGTAAACCAACTAATGAATCTTTATCAGGCATACTGCCATCTCTTGCTTCATTTAATCCAGTTACATCGCGTATCATTTGTAAGTAATATTGATACGTGCCAATTAAACTTTGAATTTTAGATTGTCCAGACGATGATGTTAATTCTGAAATAGGTACTTTACCAGCATTCATACCACCTTCTTGAGTAAGTGATCTACCAACTATAGAACCTGTTTGGAAATACATGTTTAAAGCTTCAGCTGGGTTATAATTAGTTCCGTTACCTAAATCAACTTCTGCTAAACCATCCATATCTAAAAATACACCATCAGGCACTATTCTAGACATAACTTGTTGTAGCTTTAGATGAGTAAGTTGTATCATATCTGCAAAGCCAGTTATTTTACCAACTAAAGATTCAATACGACCTTTATATATTCTAGGTGCAGATATACAATAATTCATTTCAACTTTTGTAGTATCAGCATATGGCCTAGTCATATTCTCTGCTAGTTTCCACTCTAACATATAATTATTACCTAATACTTTAGCTCCAGTATATAAAACTTCTATAGTTCTTGTTACAATATCATATCTATCGCTTTCAGGTGGATTATAGCCATCAAACTTTATTAAAGCTTTTTCAAGCCCTTGATCTGTTTTCTTTATTTTAAATACTTGATTGTGATAAGTTTTATATTCAAAATACATTACTTGTACTGTATTTTCATCATAATTACCCCAACCAGTTATGTATTGAGAATTACCAGGCATTTGTTGTATTCTAAGTAATTCTTCTTCTGGTATATCTGGAAATTGCTTTTTCAGTTCAGGTATAGTTATAGATTTTACTTCGCCTATGTAGTATATATTTTCAAAATTAGGATCTTCTGTGTATGAATAAACCATATAAGCTGGATCAACATAATCAATTTTTATTCCTTCAGCTTTGTTAAATCTTGTTTTTGAAGCAGCAATACCTAAAACAGTAAGATCATATGCTAATCTTCTTTTTGTTTCTTCGTATTTATTTTTAGCTAAAACATTATTTATTACTTCTTCTTCTGCTATTTCTATTTGTTGCTTGTAATTCATTTGCATGTACAAGTCTAATTCTTCTTGACTAGCAGGAAGTTCTTCAGGGTTTGAAGTATTAAAAAGATCTAATCCTAATTGATTTTTAAAATCATCTAGTATATCTTTAGTATTTATATCTCTTAATAAAGCTTCTGCATATCTACTTTTTTCTCTTGTAGAATAAGGATCTTGAGCAATTGTTGTAATATCATAAGACTTGTTAGACATACCATTAACAACAATATCAACAAATTTTGATATAACATTAACTGGTTTCCAGTCTAAATTAAGATAAGACAAATCACCATTTATAGATAATTCGTCTTTATATTTTGCCACAGATTGTTCTCCTCTAGCATATAATCTTAATTGATGAAAATTACTGTAACTTTGTGCGTATCTATTTCCTGATCGTCCTTCTTGGAACCATTCACCTTCAATAGCTCTACCAACTTGAATACCATAGTCTAAGCTTGATTTTTCTTCATCACTGACCACCTGGCTTGGAAAAGAACTGTATGTATTAGTTTCGACTCTCATTTATTAAAGTATTTTTGAAGTGGTTCCACTGTTATTATATTTTTTAATACCTAAATCAATAGGTTTATATTCTTTTTTTGCAACTGGCATATACCTGTTTTTATTACAAGCCATTAAAGCTAAACCAGAACTTATAGAAGCATCATGCTTTGTTCTATTATTTATATTAAACTTAGCCCAATCGTTTAGTGTTCTTTGAAAAAACATGTCTCCGTATCCGTTTTCCAACATGCCTACATTTGTATTTATGTAAGTTTCTATAGCGGCTGCATGAGCTTGCTTTATGTCTTCACTAGAATTTGGTATACCACCTATTTCTCTTTCAGTTATTGATAATTTATTCCAAACCTTATCTGGCCTGTTCATTGAATAACCTCTATAACCTCTTCTTTTAAAATGATATAATAATCTAGGCTTATTATTTTCTGCTAATATAGGCATACCGTAAAAAACACAAGCCATTAAAACATCTTCAAAAAATATCTCAGCTGTTTGAGGTCTTGATATGTATTCTAAAAAGAAATGATTTGGTGGTGCATTTTCCATACTAAACTTAGTTAGCCCGTGTAACGCCCCGTTAGAACCTCTACCATCTACTGTACCCGATATATCATAACTGTCACAACCAAAAGCTCCAACGTGTTCATTACCAGGGTTTTTTATACCATTTTTAATTATTACTCTATTTTGTAATTCTATTTGAGGTACCCAAGATATGTTAAATCTACCGTCTTTATTAGGTATAAATATAACTCTAGTATCTTTTATTCCATTTTCCCATTGAAAACTACCTTGAGTTATAACAGTTGTATTTTTTAAATCAACATTATAATCTATTTGCTCATATATCTTTGTAAGATTAAACAAAGATTCTTTTGCTTCATCTCTAAAGGCATGTTCTTCTGTTCGTGGAAATTGCCTAAAATATTCATTTAAACCGTCTTGGTCTTGTTTTAATCCTTCAACTTCATTATTCCAATGATCTATAACTCCTTGTTCTATAGTATCACCAAAAGAATCTACTGTTTCTTTTTCAGGTTTATCAAATACTGGATAACCATAAGAATCTATAAATCCTTCGTAGTTCCACTCCATTGGTATAAATAAAGAATACAAGCCTGAGCTTGTTTGACCATTAGCGTTTCTTTTTTCAACATTAGAACTATAATAAAGCTTTTTGAAATTTTCACCACCTTTGTCTAAAGAGTTTGATGTTGAACCCATCATGCATTTACCTACTATTCTACTACCTAACCTTAGACATGTTTTAGTAACACGCCAATTGTTTAATATGTTTGTTGGCTTTTCCCATTTACCTGATTCATCATGAACAAGTAGTTTTAGTTTTTCACCATCATAAGAGTTATCTCCTGTGTTTTTCCAATCTATTGTTGTATCAAGACCGGATATTTCTTTAAGCTTTTCGTTGTTGTCCAGCTTTTTTCTTGTAAACTTTGTGGCTGGTACTCTGTACGCCAGCTCTGTTTTTGGCCTGTCCATTCCATCCTGTATTGGTTTAAAAAAGAAAGGGTAGTTAACTGATATTGGTACAACTTTATCGGTAAACATTTTTTTAGCATCTGGTCCTGATTTTGATAATATACCAAATCTTGAGTCTGTCGATATTGTTGCAGCGTTGACTGTTTCACCCGATGCCATGAACGAAAAGCCACTCCGTCTATTTTTAAGGTAGCACATTCCATAGCTACGTTTATCGGCTCTACAGGCTTCCCAGAAGATGTAGAACAGTCTATTTGATTCACGAAAATTGGGCTGGCCAACGTCAATTTTGCTCCACTGCAAGTACATATAATGAGTACCAGTAATATATGTAGGCTTATTTTTGTTAATAAACCAAAAACCTTCTTCGCGTTTTTTAAATTCATCATCTATATAATCGTGCCATTTTTCTTTAAATTCATTAGGGTATTCTTCCCAGTCAAATACAGATTTTATTTTTTTTAATTCTTTAGGATATTCTGAATATTCCCATTTATTAGTTTCAAATATGTAAGGTTTTTCTTCTTTTGGTAAAGCTATTTTTAAACCTTGTATTTCGTATATGTCACCAATTTTGCCAGTTTTGCTTATAATAACTATATCGTGTTCTTTATTATAGCCATATTCCCATTTAGCATATCTGTTAGTTCTTTTTAAAACCTTAGGTTTTATATGATCATTTAATATTTTATATAAATCTTGTTTATACATTACTTTGATCTTCCTTCAGCAAAACCTTTAAAGCTTTTTTCTTCAACAACCTCTATTGGTTTTTCGTTTAATAAATCTTCTTCGGTTTGTATTCTTGTTAGTATTTCAAAAGCATCAAATATTGCTAGTTTTTTTGTTGCAGCGGCATTTTTAAGTCTGTCAGCTGATATATCATCACCTGAGTCAACGATCTTTTCTTCTGCCACCTTGATTAATTCCTCAACTGCTTTTCGCCCAGCTCGGATTATATTCAATTTCGTTTCCTTGGTATTCATATTTAATTACAATATCATTTGATTTCATACAATATAATCTTTCACCTTCTATAAAAAACTCGTATTCACCGTCGGGTGTATAACCAATTAGATCACCCTCACTTATTTTAAGAGCTTCTAAGAAACTATTACCATATTTTAATATACCAACAAGTTCTTTTTCTTTATCTAGTGTTAGATCATCACTATTTAAAATGGGTTTAACAAAACATCTATTGTTAATTGTAACCCATTTATTTTCTTTTTTGTACATATATACTTGGTCCATTGCGACAAAATATAAATTATCTATAAACTTTGATCTACTTGTTTGCTGTTTACCTTTTATATTTCTAAAAGTTCTAAAAACATTATGATGTATTAGAATTATATCTCCTTTTGATATAACAGTTTTTAATGCTATTGGTATTTCTATAACCTTAGCCATATTACTTACTGCTCTAAAATTTTCTAAATCAGCGTTAGTTACAAGGCTTTTGTCACCTAATTTAATTTCATTATTGTATTTACCATCTAATGGCTCTACAATAAAGTCAAACAAGCTTTTCATTTAGTATTCTAAATCATACTCTATAGACACTGCCATATTGCAGTTAAATTTTTTCCAAGGAATTACTTCGTTGTTTTTCTTGATATGAATACTATATGCGTCTTTATTTTCGTCATGTAGTATATGAGAGATTTCATGTCCCCCATATACTTGTTGACCTACAGAATAATGCATTGCATCGTTTTTATAATCAGAACCTATACTTATTTTTCTGATTACATTAGTCATTTTCTTCCTCAGGAATTAGCTCATAAGATCCATCTTTTAAATCGATGTTAACCTTACCATATTTGTCTTCAAGCTCCTTTTTAATAACTTCCATTTGCTTAGACTCTTCAGCGAACATTGTTACTAGATCTGCTTTACGCAATTCACCAGCACCAATTTCTCCTTGAA